CCGCGCCCAATACGACGGGGAGGAACTGACTCCGGAGGACGGCGTGGGGACCAACGAGAGACCCAGGAAAACTACGGCTTACGAGAGCCCGACAGATGAAATTCTGCACCGGGCGCGGCGTATCGAGACCCGGGTCACCCAGGTGCTCAATGCCATAGGTGTTCCTACGCGGGCCACACCGCCGAAGTTCAGCATTTCCGCGGGTTCTGCGCAGCTGCACGTCGCCAGCCCACACATTTCCCTCAAGGAAATTCTCGACAACATTCCTGTTTCGTGGGAAGGACCGGTCGGGGTGTTCGTGGGCGATGAACTGATCGCCACGATCGATGGTCCGGGGAACCGGTTATAGCTGCTGGGGTTGTACGGAATGTCTGACAATAGCTCGGGGCTGTTCAATGACATTCTGCAATATCTGCTCACAGGCGGCGCCGGAGTGGTAGGACGCAGTATGTACCATTTGCGCCTGATCCAGAAAGGCGAACGGAAGCCCTGGTGGTGGACGTTGTGCGATATGGTGATCGCCCTGATCATCGGCTGGACGGTGCTGGGCCTGGGTGACTGGATCGGCATTCCGTACAAAGCCGTGCAATCGCTGGCGATTATCGCCGGGTGGGGTGGTCCCCACCTGATCGACCGGCTGATCGAGGCGAGCATCCGCAAGTACCTCGGCGACGTCGGGGACAACGACAGGGTTGACCCCGGCGCCTGATCGGTAGAAAACGGGCCCCGACCAAGGGGGCTTACAATGGCGGGACCGCGCGAACCGATTTTCAACGCTGTGCGTGCGGCCGCCCGGCCCGGGCTGTTCAACGATCCAGGCAATGTCCACGCGCTCGATCAGATGCTCGATGCGTTCGGTGTGCCACGTGATGACGCCAGGCGCACAACCGGTCCGGCTGGGATCAAGCTGATCCAGGAGTTCGAGGGCTGCAAGCTCACGGCGTATCCCGACCCGGGCACCGGCGGCGCGCCGTGGACCATCGGCTGGGGCGCCACGACCGACCTGGACGGCAGGCTGATCAAGCCCGGCACCGTGTGGACGCAGCAGCAGGCGGACTACCGGTTCCTCAAGCACCTGCGCACGTTCGAGGATGACCTGAACAAGCTGCTCGGGAATGCGCCCACCACGCAGAACCAGTTCGATGCGCTGGTCTCGCTGCTCTACAACATCGGCCCGGCCAACTTCGCGGCGAGCACGCTGCTGCGCCGGCACAAGGCCGGAAACTACGCGAGCGCCGCGGACGAGTTTCCGAAATGGAACCGGGCCGGCGGGAAAGTGCTCAAGGGGCTGGTGCGTAGACGCGCAGCCGAAGCTGCGCTGTATCGGTCATGAGGCAGTGCTGGCAGGCATTTTTCGGGCGGCTCATGTCCCCGCAGACTGCCCGCTTCGTCCTGGCGTTGCTGGCGCTGGGGTTCTCTGCCTACGGCGCCAACAAGCTGTTGGGCGACACCAACGGCACAGAGCCCGGACAGGCGGCGATCTTTGCGGTCGGTCAGCTGTTCGCACTGGCCACGATGGCGTTCGGCTACTATTTCGGCTCCACCGCGCGCGGCGACACGACGCCGGTGGAAGCACGCATTATCAACCCACCCACGGACCCGGTGCCGGTGGAGGAAGGGGATAAGTGATGGGGTTCTTCGCAAGCCTGTTCGCCAAGCTGGCGCTCACTCGTGTGGGCAAGTTCCTGAAAGCCATTCCCGGCTGGGTGTGGATCGCGCTGGGGACTACTGTCCTGCTCGGCGGGGCGGTGTACCTCCACCATCGCGCGGTGCAGGCTGCCTACACTGCTGCGTACACGGCGGGCGTCGACGACAGCGAAGCGATGTGGCAGTCGAAATTCGACGACATGGAGCGCGAAGCCGCGCAGTGGCGGGAGCGATACGAGACCGCCGCGCTGGAGATCAGTTCAGAGGAGAGAGCACGTCATGTGGCGGAAATTCAAAGCAATGCTGCTCGCGCTGATGACCTGCGCGTGCACGGACCAGGTGCCGCAGCTTGTCGCCAGCCCGCAAGCAGTGCCGGACTTTCCACCGGCACCGGTGGAGATGACGCGTTCGGTCGGGCCGCAGATGCTGCCGTGGCTGGAGTGCCTGCGGGCGGGTACGCAGCCGTGCCCTGGGCCGACGTCGTCAGCTTCGCTGAACTCCACGACGCCAACCGCTCCGAAGCTCTGATCTGGCGCGAGTGGTACGCACGGCAGGTGGAGCTGCTGCGGCAAAGCAAGGAAGCTATGACGAAAAGATAGTTATCTTTGTGTGTTGACATAGGATAACCGCAATGCGATCACAGCACTCCCGGGGGTGGTCCTCGGGAGTGTTTTTCTTGAGGCTATCTGTGTGCCACCCCCGCGACACGATACTGGCCACACGGCTGCGCGATGCGCGGCGTAACGCGGCGATGACGTGGGAGCGGGTGGCAAAGGTTTCTGGGTATTCCTGGGCCTATATTCGACAGCTGGCGTACGGCACGCGCACCAACCCCACGATCGGAGCGGTGAAGGCGCTGGCGGACACACTTGGCGTCGAGCCGGAATGGCTCGCAGGATGGAAGGATTGAGATGCGCAACCAGGTTTATACTCTGCTGGCCAAGTGCCGGGACCAGTTCCGGTTCTACGCGGTGCAGCACCAGCAGAAGAACCCGCCGCAGGAGGACAAGGCTCGGGTCAACGCCGCGATTGCGGACGAGATCGAAGCGCAGCTCAATATCAGGGACCCTGATAACGATCATGCGACCATGGTCACCCAGCTCCAGAAGCCCGGGCAGGACATCCTCAAGAACATGACCCCGCGCATGGCAGCCACCGTCCACATGGGGGTGGGTATCTGCACCGAGGCAGGCGAGCTGAACGACGCGCTCAAGCGCTGGGCGTTCTACGGCAAGCAGCTTGACCGGGGCAACGTGGTGGAGGAGCTGGGTGACCTGTTCTTCTACGCCGAGGGCATCATGCAAAACCTCGGGATCACTCGCGAGGAAGTGCTGCTGCACAACATCGACAAGCTGACCGGCAACAAGGGTCGGTACAAGGACGGCTACAGCGACGCCGCGGCGATCGCCCGAGCCGACAAGCAGGGGGAGGAGGCTGCGTGACCTATTTCCTCGGATTTTCCGGGCCTCCGAAGTCGGGCAAGGATACTGTCGCCAATGCGCTTGCCGAGCGGCTGTCGCCCCTCAATGTCCAGTTTCTGGCCTGTTCGTGGCCGATGCGCCAGGTGATCTACAACCTGCTCGGGATCGACTATTCGACCCAGCACTACGATCTCCACAAGGACGACCCGCAGCCGATGTTCGGTGGTAAGTCGATCCGGCAGGCGATGATCGCACTCAGCGAGGAGCACGTGAAGCCGACCTACGGCCATGAGTTCTGGGGCCGGGCGCTGCTGAACCAGCTGTGGACCCCGGTGCCCCAGATGGTGATCGTCACTGACCTGGGATTTCCGGCCGAGACGGACGTATTCATCGATCGGTTCGGGCTCGACAAGTGCGTGTTCGTGCAGATGATCCGCAAAGGGTGCGACTTCTCCAACGATAGCCGAGGGTATGTGGGCCGCCATGGGCAGACCATCTCGGTCATCAACGACGGTGACGTCGAAACCGCAGCGCGGATCGTTCACGACCGGGTGGCCCAGGAGTATGGCTGGGACCTTAGTTGACGAAAGATAACCGAACTATCTATACGTTGCTTCGCGTAGATAGGAGATAACGATGTCCGAGACTTACAAAATCATCAAGGGCGTGCCGATCCCGCCGAGCAACCGGTTCCCCAACTACCAGCGCAAGTACCCGCTGGACACCATGGAAGTGGGCGATGCGATCCTCATCCCCCACCGCTCCAGTCGGTCGGTCAGCGCGTATATCGGGCGCATCTCCCGGAACTTGCCGGGCAAATTCTCGGTGCGGCGTTGCTGGATGCAGCAGGATCAGGACGGCGTTTGGCAACTTTGCGAACCCAGCGGCCCGCCGGCCGTCGAGGGCACAGGCATCTGGAGAACCGAATGATCGACAAGCAAAAGAACTTCGCCGCGCAGGTCGCTATCTGGTGCATGATCACCGTCCACACGACGGTGTGCCTCGCGGCCATGTGGAAAATCCTGGGGTGGGCAGTTCAATGATTTGGGACGATGCCAAGATTGTCGCAGCCGACCTCGAGACCTCGGGCGAGATCACGCACGAGGACCTCGACACCAAACGGCCAGCGTCGAAGTACGCGCTGCAGCCGTGGATGCGCAAGACTGGCAAGGCATGGGTCACCAGCGCCTCGATGCTGCAGCATGATGGTCAGAACCTCGTGCCGCACACCAGCCAGCTGTTTCCCGACAAGGCTGTGCTGAAGCGCATGCTCGAGGACGCCCTTGCGAACGACTGGACGATCCTCGGGTGGAATATTGCGTTCGATATTTCCTGGCTGATGTCGTTCGGTCCCGACATGGAGGACCTGTGCCTGCGGCTACGCTGGCTTGACGGTATGCTGATCTGGCGCCACCTCGAGATCGAGCCCGAGTACGAGTTCTCCTCGCAGCGCCACAAGAAAAAGCGCTACCGGCTCAAGCCCGAGGCGGTGCAGCAGTTCATCCCGTCGTTCGCAGGGCTTGACGAGGACGTGGACTTCCACGCCCGGGACCAGGCGAGCCTCGACAAGCTGCAGAAGTACAACGACCGCGACAACGTGCGCGCCTGGGTGATCTCCAAGATGCTGTGGGGGAAGCTCACCGACCAGCAGCAGCGTGCGGTGCTGATCGAGGCTGAGAGCCTACCCATGGTAGCGCAGGCGAACCTCCACGGCATTCCGATCGACCGGCTGGCGGTGCGCCACCTGTCCGCCAAGCTCGACATGGACGCTGCTGCGCGACTGGCCGAGCTGGCTCCTGACGGCATGCGTGAGGACATCGTACGCTCGCCCACCAAGCTGGCGGCGCTGATGTTCGACGAGTGGAAGCTGCCGGTGCTGAAGGAGAACAAGTCCAAGGTCGAGGGCAAGCCCAACAGCCGGTCGACCGACAAGGAAGTGCTGCACGAGCTGGCGTTCATCGATGTGCGCGCCAAGAAAGTGAAGCAGTACCGCGAGGCGCTCAACGCCAAGGGCAAGTTCTGCACCAGCGTGCTGGAGAGCCTCGACTACAACGGCGACGGCCACTCCCACCCGACCGCCGGGATTTTCCGGACCTACACCGGTCGCATGACGGTGGACAGCAAGCAGGGTCGGGGCAAGAACGCCTGCCAGATCGGCTTCGCGCTCCACCAGATGAAGCGCGAGGAGGAGTTCCGCGAGATCGTCTGCACGGAAGGACCGACCGAGACGTGCCCCGAGGGATACGATATTCTCGAGTTCGACGCCGCCGGCCAGGAGTTTCGCTGGATGGCCATCGCGTCGGGCGATCCCACCATGCTCGGGCTGTGCATGCCGGGAGAGGATGCCCACTCGTTCATGGGCGCCCGGATCGTGGGCTCCGACTACCGCGCGCTGGTGGCGGCCAACGCCGCGGGCGACAAGACCGCGAAGCAGAACCGCTATCTGGGCAAGTTCGCCAATCTGTCGCTGCAATACCGCACCAGTCCTCGCAAGCTCAGGATCAAGGCGCGGGTGGACTACGACATTCCGATGGAGCTGCCCGAGGCGCAGCGCATCCACAAGACCTACCAGCAGGCGTATCCGGGCGTGCCGCATTACTGGGAGCGCCAGATCGCCATCGTCAAGCAGCTGGGGTTCGTGGAGACGTTCGGCGGCAATCGGGTGCAGATCATCGGCGATTGGAACGGCAACTGGGGCTGGTCGATGGGCTCGACCGCGATCAACTACCGCATCCAGGGCACCGGCGCGGACCAGAAGCACCTCGCGATGATGGTCATCAAGGACTACCTGCGCCAGATCGGCGGCCGGTTCCTGTTCGATTTGCACGACGGTCTTTATCTGCTTGTGCCAACCTCTAAAAGCTATCGCGCTTGTGTTGACATTAAGCGTATGCTAGATAATCTTCCATACCAAGAGGCGTGGGGTTTCACCCCACCGATCCCGATGCCGTGGGACTGTAAGCGCGGCAAGGCATGGGGCCACCTCAAGGAAGTGGAGTTTGCGTAGGTCTGGTTATCGGGGATGCGCGAACCAAAGGGACGGGATCGAGCCCCGTTAAGAGACCTCCGGCCCGTCCCGCCGATATTTTTGATCAAGGAGCTGACATGGCACAATATTACGAGCACAAGCAGTCGGGCAAGCGCTTCACCGTTGTGGGCGAGGACGCCGAACGGGGCACGATCCGGCTGCGGGGTGCCTACGCCGAGATCGAGGAGCCGAACGACCCCGAACGCTTCGCCACCATGGGCTACGTTCTGCGTGAGGGCGATCCGGAAACCGACAGCAAACCCGCCACGGAGACCACGTCCAATGCAGCACCTCCTCCGCCACCTGCGGCAGACAATCCTGCACCGCCGCCTCCGCCGTCGGCTGCACCTGCTCCTCCCCCGCCGCCGGCAACCGGAGTTCCGTCAGCGCCTCCGGCTCCGCCGCCTGCTCCGCCTGTCACACATGACGCGCCTCCGCCCCCTCCCCCAGCACCAGGGGCCGGTTCGGTTCCGCCGCCTCCCCCTCCTCCCGGAGCGTGACAGCAGCGTGCCGAGCGCGTAGATTGCGCGCTCGGCAACACAGGGGGATACGATCATGCCATCTTCGCCGGGCTACCGCCGCGACTACAAGCAGGAACGCAAGACCGCCATCCGCCGGGGGGAAACCCTGGGCTCTGGCAGCGACAACGCGAAGCGCAAGCGGCTGCGTCGCAAACTGGAGAAGGAAGGCAAGGTTCACAAGGGCGATGGCAAGGATGTCGACCACAAGACCCCGCTGTCGAAAGGCGGGTCCAACGGCACCAAGAACGCCCGCGTGGTGAGCAAATCGACCAACCGGAGCTTTCCGCGCAACAGCGACGGCTCCATGCGAAGGAACAAGTAAATGGCAACGCACGTGATGTCCGACATCGAGACCCTTGGGCTCGCTGACAACTGCCTCATCCTCTCGGTCGGTGGTGTCAAGTTCGACGCCAATACCATCATCGACAAGTTCCACGTCGGGATCGACCCGGTGGACGCCGAGCGCTACGGGCTCAAGATCGATGCGGCCACCGCGTGGAATTACTGGGCTGATCCGAAGCGTGACGAGGCTCGCAAGCGGCTGTTCGAGCTGCCGAAGATCGACCTGTTCGGCGCTCTCGACGGGTTCGCCACGTGGGTCAACGAGACTCCGCTGGACGACCGTGGATCGCTGTGGGGCAAGGGTGCGACGTTCGACAACGTGCGGATCAAGAACGCCTACCAGGCCGTGGGGCTGGAGTACCCGTTCACCTACCGGCAGGACGAGTGCTACCGCACGCTGGCGAACCGCTGCCCCGATGTGCCCTACACACAGCTTGGCGTCGCGCACGATGCGCTCGATGATGCTGAGAGCCAGGCGGTTCACCTGCAGGCGATCTGCAAGCAATACGGGATCACGCTGTGATTTTCGTCAGCTCGTTCGTCCTGAGTTTCACGGTGGCGTTCCTCGCCTGCTCGTGGTGGTTTCGGAGGAAGTAGATGCAGCCGCGCGCCTGGAGCCACACTCAGCTGGCCAACTTCGAGAACTGCCCCCGCCAGTACCACGCGGTGACGATCGAGAAGCGGTATCCCTTCGTGGATACCCCGCAGACGATCTGGGGCCGCGAGGTACACAAGCACTTCGAGAACTTCCTGCTCCACG